GAATGTCATTGAAAGATGCTACGATTACTGCTGGATATAAGCAGAAGAATGCATCTCAACAAGGACATAACTTAATTAATGGTAAGAAGAAAGATTTAATATTAGGAGAGGTAAGCAAGAGGATAGAGGATTTACAGCTAACGCTTGGCATCACAAAGCAATCGGTACTGAGTGATCTGATTCGATTGTATAATCAAGCACTTACAGCAGAATCACATGGTGTATGCAAGGATATACTCAAGCTACTAGGTTCTGAAATTGGTCTATTTAATGAGCAGAAACAAGTTAAGCATGAGCATTCAGTATCATTTGAACAGCTATTATCTGCATCAACTACTAAGGATATAACACCAGCAAACCCAGCAATAGCAATGGATTAGAGATGGATTGCGTCAGTATTTCTCAGGATAAACTGACGTTATGATGCTGTCCGGCCCCGATCTTACCTCAGATTCCGGATAAATAACTGATATGAAAGAAGAAAATAAATGAACGGGGGCGGGGGTGCATCCCTACCCCCCCTATTATACATAAAGTAGTTAGGCACATAAGTGCACCCTTGCTTATTTACTTGTTTTAAAAGACAATACTGAAGGGCTTTGTCTCCAGCCCTAGACAGCCCTAACCCCCCTTAGTACCTCGGTTGGGGCTGTCACTTTCTCACAATTTTTATAAGGACAAGTATATATGGAAACACTTTTAGCAGTTTTTGGAGCCAAGTGGTGCTGTGTATTTGCAAGCACCTGCGGTGGTCTATCTAATGGATTAGTACACAAATGGACAGGTTACGCTATGGAGGCGAAGAATTTAGTAGTAGCAGCAGTAGTAGGATGGATTGCAGCAGAGTTTTTTATTCCAATGTTAATGGAACAATTTGAATTTGGGCCATACACGGCTCTGGCTATAGCCTTCCTTATAGGGTATAGTGGTATAAGGCTACTCCCTAAAATAGAGCAGAAGGTCTTTAAGAAATTAGATAAGGCCATAGACTCCGTCCTAGACGACTAAATGGGGTATAGCACAGCAGTATTGGAGCACTATGAACGACCAAATAATGTTGGTAGTATGGATAGTACTGACGAGTCTGTCGGTACTGGGCTTGTGGGTGCTCCAGAGTGTGGAGATGTAATGAAACTGCAAATAAAGGTAGAAAATGATAAAATCGTTGATGCAAAATTTAAGACTTTTGGGTGCGGAAGTGCTATCGCTTCCTCATCTTTGGCTACAGAGTGGGTCAAAGGTAGGACTCTGGATGAAGCTCAGTCTATTGAAAATACTGATATTGTTAAAGAGTTATCCCTCCCGCCCGTTAAAATTCATTGTTCAGTACTGGCAGAAGATGCAATCAAAGCTGCTATCAATGACTACAGGGCTAAGTATATGCAAATGTAAGGTCTGTCAATGCAATCCATGTAATTGCAAATAAGTATTAATGGAAGAAAAGGAGATAATACAGCTTATACGGAAGTTACAAGCTGACCCTCAACTCTATTTTGAACATTGTTTAAAGATTCAAAATTTTGGGACAGGTGAGCTTATACCGTTTAAGTTGAACGAGGTACAGCAGATAATGCATTCTATGATGCAGAGACAGTTAGCTGAACATAACCATGTCAGGATGATTGTCTTAAAGGCACGTAGATTCGGCATTTCTACCTATGTACAGGGGCGGTACTTCCGCCATGCCGCTATGAACCATAATAAGGTGGTACAGATCACCACCCATAGTAAGGCAGCCACAGATGTCATGTTTGCAATGACACGTACAATGGAACAAAACCTTCCTGTAGAAATAAAACCACAATTAAAATATAGCGGTAGGCGGGACTTACATTGGGGAAGTGGGGATGGGGGGCTTAATTCCTCCTATTCTTTATCAACAGTAGGGGGTCGGGAGGTACGTGGAAGTAAGATAGACTACCTACATTGTAGTGAAGTAGCATCTTGGTCAGGCGCAGGAGAGGATTACCTACTAGGACTCCTTAACTGTGTAGTACAAGGTTTTGACACAGAAGCAGTTATTGAATCAACGGCTCAGGGCGTTGGTGGAGTCTTCCATGATATGTACTGGGATGCAGCAGAAGGAAACTCAGGCTGGGAGAGTGTCTTCTTTCCATGGTACTTATACAGTTATTACAGTAATGAGTTTAAGTCAGAGGAGGAGAAGGAAAAATTCAAGAGTGAGTTAGGACAGGATAAGCGGTACGGCGGTGATGAGGAGATAGCACTACTGGACATGACCAGTAAGTATGATGTAGGAGATGAGATAAAGGAGTTTAAGGTAACCCTAGAGAACTTAAACTGGAGGAGGCAATGTATAAAGACTCAATGTCAGAATGACCTCAGAAAATTCCATCAAGAGTTTCCAACCACAGCTAGAGAGTCTTTTGTAACCACAGGCAGGAGTGTCTTCAATGTGGATATTCTCAGTAATTTAGTACTAAACTCAGAGAAACTGCAACGAGAGAGACCATCAGAGGGATTCCATATACCCGTGCAAAAATGGAGAGACCGTGGCGGTGAGAAGTATGTTATAGAGGCACTAGATGGGGGGGAGTTACAGGTGTGGCAGAGACCCCAGCCCGGTAAAGAATACAGGATAGGCGCAGATATATCGGAGGGGTTAGATGTAGGTAGAGACACAGACTGGAGTGTAGGTGTAGTCTTAGATGCAAACAGTATGGATGAGGTAGCAACTATACGTGTGAAGATTGATCCAGACTTATTTGCATGGCAACTTGCAAGTTTAGGTAAATGGTATAATAATGCAAAATTGATTGTTGAAAGGAACAACCACGGTCTAGTAACCCTGAAGTTTCTTTCAGATGTACATATATATCCAGACATATATTCGGAGAAGATACTAGACGAGAGGTCAAGTCGCTCTGCTCGCAAATTAGGATTCCATACCACAGTAAAATCTAAACCCCTGATAATTGACTATTTAAAGGAATTAATCAGGGAAGATGAAATCAAAATCAGGAGTCCCAAGGTTCTGGATGAGCTACAAACCTTTGTAAATTATCCCAATGGCAGGATGGCAGCACAGTCAGGTTCACATGATGACTGTGTAATGGCCTTGGCTATTGCATGTTTTGGGTGTAAGATGTTTCCTGCAATGGCAGAGTGGGACAAGGAAATAAACAGAAGACATTGGAAGCCTGAATTAAAATTCTACCAGCCATCTCATATATGAGTAACGTAATAGAGGTTGATTTCAAGGAAAACTCCTTATCCAATGAGGAGAGGTTTAAAGGAGAGGTACAGCCGATACTGCAAGATTTAGTAGATGCTGCACGTAATAGCTTTGGTAATACTACTGCAATAGATATGCTTTCTGATGTAATGGGCATTCTATATAAATACACAAGCGAAGAAACATATATACTTAATATGGATAATGGTGATATTATAGACTTTACTTTAGAAAATTAATGAATAGATTAGTATTACTATTATTGGTATCAATAGTGTTCTCCGTATCTGCCTGTACAAACCACAGTAAAGGGACAATTGGGTATTGGCTTGAGACCTTCCCAAGTAGCATGTCCTTATGGCAATGCGTAGAACCGTTTTCACCATATAGGAACAAGGAGTGTTGACATAATGGCAGAATTTGAAAATGAGGTTCCTGAACAAGAGGAGCCTGAAGCGGAGGGTATGAGGATTGGGGATACAGAGGTAGACGTTAATGACTTTGCCAAGGTAGTACAGGAAAAGTTTGAAGAGTCAAGAGACTACCGTAGAGATCACGAACAACATTGGCTAGAGGCTTACGATGCTTACAGAGGAAAGTTCCCCTCAAAAATATCGAAGGCGCATGAGTTGGCAAGTGAAAGGGGTATATTTGTCAATCAGACTCGGCGTAAGATTAATTCAGCGAAGATTAAGGTTAATACGTTACTATTTGAGGATGGGAAAGTTCCATTTAGTATTACACCCTCTCGCAAACCGAGGTTCTATCCTCCAGATATACAAATCCAGCCCGACAGACCTGACTTGTTTGATGACGCAATCCTTGAACGCTCTAAGCAGATGGAGTTCAAGATTCGTGATATTCTGGAAAGAACGAATTATAATGAAGAAGTTCAACATGCTGTACACGAGATGTGTCTGTATGGGACGGGATGCACGAAGGGTATTTCCCTTGAATATAAGAACTTCCCTGTCTACACAGCGGTCAACACTCCAGACCAAATGGTACAAATTGAGTCGTTCCTTGAACAAGAATTAATACCATCATGCAAGTTTGTCAGTATATGGAATATATTTCCATCTCCAGAGGCAATCAATGCAGAGGATGCAGACTATGTCATTCAAAGGTCATTCCTTAGCAAAATACAACTCAAAAAACTCGCAAAGACAGCAGAAGGCTTTATACCGGGTGCACTTGATGAAGTCCTTGAAGAAGAGATTGGGCTTGCCCATGGATGGGACGACAGCGAACATCCTAAGAAGTACAATGAGACATCAGCTACAAGATTAAAGAAGTTTGAGGTATTAGAGTTTTGGGGCCGTTTAGACGGTAAGGATTTAGAACATCATATACCAATTGATTCAGAGGATGTTCCAGATGCTCTTGCAGTTGTTATAACTGTTATAGGGGATAAGGTCGTTAAGATTGCAGAGAACCCCTTTGACGATACCCTGCCTTTTCACTTCTGTAACTGGCAGAAGAATCCAGAGTCAATATGGGGTGACGGTATATACTACGCAATAAGAGATGCACAGGCTATCCTTAACTTTTCCTATGCAATGATGATAGAGGGCAAATCTTTATCAGCGGCCCCATTAACTGTTATAGACCCCAATGCATTTGAACCCGGTACAGATACAGAACAGATATATCCGGGTAAACAGTTCCGTGTAAAACCGGGTGCTTCAGTCAGAGACTCCTTCACTTCAGTACAAATCCCAGATGTAACTAACGGACTTCTTCAAGTAATTCAACAACTTGAACGTGAGGCAGACCTAGACTCAGGTCAGACCAGCATAGGCTACGGTGACCAATCACCTGCACAGACCAAGACTGCCACAGGGATGTCCATCCTTAATTCCAATGCAAACAGACAGACAGCAGATGTAGTACGGTCAGTATCTTCAATGATCACTAAGAACATAAGTGCTATATACCGCTGGCTAATGGTAGATTCCACAGACATGTCTATCAAGGGAGATTACGAAGCAATATCAACAGGTTACGAGCAGTATGTTGCTAAGGAAGTACATAACACACAGCTTATTAACTTCCTACAGGTAATTGGTCAGTTTCCAGAGATAAAGCAGTACCTTAAGAATGAAGCATTCACAAGACCATTACTACGTGCCTTTAACATGGAACCAGATAAGGTTGTAAAGACAGAGGAGGAAGTAACAAAGGAACAACAAGCCGCATCTGAAGCACAGCAAAAACAAATGGAAGCTCAGACTCAGGCAGCACAACAAGCGGTTACCCAGCAGTTGCAACAGGAAACTCAGTCTAAACTTCAGTTGGCACAACAGCAAGGGCAGATAATGCAAGCACAGACTCAAGCCCAAATGCAATCCAGTATAGCTGTTGAGCAGAATAAGGTTCTATTAGATGAAAAGCAATCTGTAAGTGAGGATCAACGAGAACTGGAAATTAAGGAACGGATAGAGCTAATAAAACAAGGTAATGTACTCCATCCTTCTAACCTAGAGAATTACAGCGTAATTTTACGTGAAGAAAAAACAAGACAGGAATCACAATTAACTAGGATAAAGTCGGAAGAATCTAAGGAACAAGAACAAGAGGAACTACGGCAAGTCATGGAACAAGAACAAATACAAGAGCAACAAGAACAACAAGAACAACAACAGGGTCAACCTCAAGGAGGAATGCCTCCTGAACAAGGAGGTCAACCTCAAGGACAAATGCCAGAAGACCCAACACAAGCAGGGCCAGCACAAGAGAGACTACAGGGAGGCCCATCTGCACAGGATATTAGACAACAGGAGTTCGCTGAAAATGCCCCGCAATGATATGTTAGGCATGTTATCCCAATCACCGGGATGGCAAATTTATAAAGAAATGATTGAAAAAAGAATACAAGATGCATATGATATAATTAAATTGAAACAATTAGTTGACCAAGAGTCAGTTTCAAGGCATAATGTATCTATCGGTAAGATTCAGGCATGGCAAGAAATGCTTGATATTGCTGAACCAAAATAAGAATAGCCTTTACACCGTATAGGAAAGGGCCAATATTTAACCAATCCGTTTAATCGGGACATTGGAAGGAGCTACATGTCAGAAGAAGAGGTACTCGATGAGGAAACTGAAGATTCAGAAGCCTCAGACGAAGAACTATGGAGTCAGGAAGATGAAGTTGAAGGAGAATCAACCGAAGAAGGCACCCCTGAAGTAGAAGCTGAAGCGGAAGCTGAAGAAGAAACTGAGGAACCTGAATCAGAAGATGATGAGACCGAAGACGAAGAAGAGCCTGAAGAACCACAGCATGATTATGAATCTCGCTACAAAGATTTAGAGCGGGAATTTCATAAAAGGAATGAAGATTCTGCTAGATTACGTCAAGACTTTGATGAGCTTAGGCTCAGAGATGTCGAGAGAGAGCAAGCACTTCAAAGGGTTAAGGACGGACTTTCAGAAACGGAAGCAACCCCAGTTGATCCTAAAGATAGCAATTCTTTCTTCAACGATGGTGACAAGCAGACTATGGAGGAGTTCTCTGAACTGTCTTCTACATTCCGCAAAATGATTCAGCACGAGATGGCTAAGGCTGGTAGTACCATGCAAGATGCCACCGTACAGGCTCAACAGCGGTTAAATAATTTAGAAGATCAGAGCAAAGAACAGAATTATCAGAACTTTCTACAGTATCATCAGAATTATATGGATGAGAATGTAGGACAGGATTACAGGGACATAGACAAAGATGCTGATTTTCAAGCATTTGTTCTAGGTAGTCCAGCCATGACAAAAATGATGACTGAGTCAACAGACCCAATTGATCATGCCTCCGTTATGCAATTATTCCTATCAACCCAATCGGGCCAAGATGCGTGGAGACCTCCAGCAGAACCAGAAGTGGAAAAAGTAGTCAAAGCGAGTACTAAGCGACAGGCTAAGAGAGCAGCAGCGACTGGTCTTTTAGGTAATTCCGCACCCGTGAAAACCAAAAATCTGGACAACTTGTCCGATGATGAACTATGGGAAGCTATTCCCAACTAACAATGATATAGGAGTTAAATATGGCTGCATATGGAGGAACAACCACTATTAGCGGATCATCTTATGGTGATCTTAGCAAAAATGATGCGTTCACTATTCAGAAGAAGATGTTACCAATTGCAAAGCGATTGCTGACATTTGCGAAATTCGCACAAAAAGAAACTAAGCCCCAAAAACAGGGATTAGAGATTAGACACCGCAGGTATGAGCGTTTCCCAGTTGTGGATACGCCTATTGCTGAAGGTGTAACACCGGACTTCTCAAGTCTTGAGCATACTACGCTCATGCACACGCTGAAGCAGTATGGATCATACGTGAATACCACGGATGTCCAGATGGCAGCAGCCGCTGATCCGGTTTTAAAGATCATATCAGAACGACAGGCAACACAGGCTGGTGAGACAATTGATTTTCTCAGCTATAAGGTCTTCCGTGCTGGTACACAGGTTAAGTATGTAGGAACAACTAATGTTGCTCGTACAGATGTGGACTTCACAATCGGTAATATTGCACCGACACTTGGTAATCCCTCAGCAGGGACTCGGACATTATCTGCCCTTCAAACGGCAATTCGTGTCCTTGAGAACAACGATGCACAGAAACTTAAGTCAAAGTTAAAGGCATCCGTTGGAGTTTCTACCGAACCAATCCGTGAATCGTATATTGCGATTTGCCATCCTGACCTACGTCAAGACATTCAGGCACTTCCTGACTTTGTTGCTGTAGAGAAGTACTCGGATCAAGGTGATGCGATTGAGGGTGAGATTGGTGGTGTAGAAGGAGTCCGTTTTATTACCACAACTCAGGCAACTCCCTTTAAGGATGCAGGTGACACCAATGGTGTTGCAAACTGTGTATCTACAGGTGGAGTAAACAATGACGTTTATCCAGTTCTAATACTTGGAGAAGACGCAATTGGTTGTGCAACTCTAGGTGGAATGGATTCACTCCGCTCTAAGGTTGTTATGCCAAAACCCGGCCCCGGTGATCCACTCGGACAGCGTGGTACGGTAGCATGGGATACATTTTATTCATGTATCATATTGCAAGACCTTAATATGTATAGACTAGAAGTAGTTTGTACTAAACTTGCATAACTAAATAACCCCTTCCAATGGGAGGGGTTTCACAATTCAAAAAAAAGGAAACATATGGATTCTTTAAAGACAAGAATTACTAATGTTCCTCAAATGTCTGGCTTTAAGTCAGTCGCTTTAGGAACTAATACTTCGGTTGCTACTCATGCCGCAGTTAGTAATATACTTATACCTTGGGGTGCCATCGTTATTGATACTCCAATTATCGTCACAACCGCATTTAACGCAAGTACTGCTTCATATGCTGAAACAGGTACAGTAGGAACATTAGCTCAGGCTGATGCATCAACCGTATCTGCTGATCCTAACGGATTCATGGCAGGAATCGCAGCAACCGCAAATTTAAAGGTTCTCGGTAAATACCTCAGTTGCCGTGGTGGAACAGAGTCACTTGGTGGAGCACTTTTGGGTACGAAGCCATCTTACACAGTAAGTCAAACCTATTCCGAATCTGGTGAAAAGGTTGTTCCAGTAGTCCTGCAATGGACTCATACTGGTGGAGTCGCTAGTACTGGCTCACTTATCTGGTGGGTTGAATACATCTATGATCCAAACATTGTTTGGACTCAAGCAGCACTAGCTTAATAGTGTAATTCAGTAGTGGGTGGCTTCGGTCACCCATATTCTTAACAACGGAGATAAGGAGAAATATGTCTATAGCGGGTGGTTTATTACCAAGTGAGAATTTGCCTACACAGAAGAGGCACGATAATTATGCACCAGCAGGAGAGGGCCGTTTTGTAGTCCTACCTAATGGTATGAAGATGGCGGCTGAATGGAAAAGAGGAAACGATGTTCCAGAAGGTCATGCTGTAATAAATATTGAATATGGTAAGGACAGTACAGAGATGGGGCCAGTACCTGTAACAGCCGGAGATTGGACTATAGTTATACCGAGAGGTTCAGACAGAATTATACCTCTCCAACATCTAAATATACTGAATGATGCTATTACAACCGATTACTTCCAGAAGGATTTGTCACAAGGTCTTACTTCAAGGTCTAACCGTAGGTTTATACTTACAGTAAAAAAATGGCCTAAGACAGGTAATAAGGCTGGCACAGAAGTAGGTTCGGATTCCGAACCAATAACTAAGGAAGATTTAGAAGGTGCATTAGAGCGTCATGAGGTGATTGACCTTGACCAGAATTAATGAATCGAAAGCAAATAAGAGAACGTGCCGAAACCG